GTTAATCTGCTTCATCTGCTCCAATTCCTCAACTATCAGGTTTCTCGTCTCAGTAGGAATGTTTTTGTATATTCCAATCATCCCAGAGTTTACGTATTTTGCTAAATGAAACCAACATTGGCTTCTCAGGTTCTTGTAGTTGTGCATCGTCTTGTCCAATTCCTTCTCATCCTCCTTTTTTATAGGACTGCTCCCAGCCACGAATCCCTTGACTTCCCTCCTGAAAGACTTCTGCAGTTCGTTCACAATCCCGAATCCAACACCTGTCTCGTCTATCAGGCAGTTGCTTGATGGGATGCTCCTATCCGAAAGAAATGAGTCGACTTCCTTGGCAGTGATTGTCTGCTGCATTATCATCTGGGTCACATGCAATCCACTCCAGAATGATATGACCGTCTTGTCCCTTCCCAAGCCAGCTACGTCTATGATGCAGTATTTCTGGCCCTTTGCTCCCTCGTTAGAAAACATGTCTCCTATCTTATCATAATTAAATAGCTTTGTCGGGTCGTCATCGTACTCCCAGTTTCCGTTCAAGAGTCTCTCTCTGTTTATTGTGTCCAGCTTCTTCAGGTTCTCGATGTAGTGCTCTGAGATGAATGGGTTGTCGTAGACGCTCGCCCTGATGTATGCCTTGAAGTGCTCCAGCTTTTCGTCCTTCCATTTCTTGTAGAATTCCCGGTATATGAAAGTCTTGCAGGGATTCGAACCCATTGCTATCTTGGGTATCAGCCCAAAATCATCCAACTTATATCTAATTCTTGACCTTATGATTTGATAGGCCTGCTCTGTGATTTCTGGCATCTCATCTATGAATCCGTCCGTGTACTCAGTTGATCCCAAACTTACGAACTCTGGATCAGATGGATAATAAAACAAATCTCTTAAGTATTCCTCCGATCCATTTGAGAACTTTATCAGCCCAGACATAGAATTGTAGGTGAAATCCTTCTCCATCTCTAGTCCAAGTTTCCTACAGACCTCGAAAAATGTCAATAGAGTTGATTCCTTTAGACTCTTTAATTGTGCTCTAGCCAGAAATCCTCTGCTTCCCGGATACTTAAGCCTGCGCAGAATCTGCCATAGACACCCAGTGAAACTCTTTGCGCCCCCTGCAGCACCCCCCATGAAAACCTCTGTGTGAATTCTATCTTCCAGGACTTTCAGCATTTCCTTTTGCTTCGGACTTATTATCAGGTTGACTTCCTTTTTCATGCTTTATTTCCTCCACAGGTTTCTCTATTAGGTTAATTGTCATGGGAATTGATCCTGAATGTTCTATCTCACTCTTTTCTACATATCCTCTCCCTTTGCATTGAGTCTTTAAATAAAAAACGATTGCTGTTGTGTCATCATTTCTCATTCTTTTCTGAAGTAGAATCTCTGCTTCATCTTTTAGTCCCTCTTTAATTTCAAAACATGCTCTCTCAAATTCTGGATCTTTCTGTGTCCATCTCTGGAAGGATCTCCTGTGCATTCCTAGCTGTTTGCATACGAAGTCTGGGTTAAAGAACGAATCTATAAGCAACTTGACTGCCTCTTCTTTCTTTTTAATGACTAATCTGGTACCTTCAAAGTTATATCTGGCCTCTTTCAGCTTTTTTCCAAGTTTCTCTGTGTTTTTCTGCGACATTTACGACATTTACCTCAATTTCATTGGCTCTTTTAATTCAGATATAGCATGGTTTCCTGTGAGTGCTTCCCATCTCTCTATAATCAAACTTACGAAGTTTTGGTCTATTTCAACCGCAAAACACTTTCTTTTCTTGTTCTCGCATGCTATTAAAGTGCTCCCTGACCCAGCAAATAAATCCAATACGTTATCACCCATCTTTGTACTGTTCACTATGTAAAACTCACCCATCTTTGTTGGTTTCTGTGTTGGATGTATATAATCTTTTGTTGCGTCTTTGTTGAATCTTTGGACTGTTGAGTTGTTCACTATTTCTTTTAAAACTTCTTGTAATTGCTCTTTTTCCATTTTACTTATCGTTTCTGGGTTTAATAAAACTGAGTCAATAACGGTCTTATTGTCCCGTGTCCCGTAATATCTCGGTGTCTCGTCATTTCTCGCGCAGTAGAATATCGGCTCGTGATTCCAGTGATAATGAGAATGTCCCAATACGTGATGCTTTTCCCAGATGAGTTGCTGTTTGACTTTAAATCCTGCGTAGTTTAAGGCTCTTTCAAAAATCATCTGGGTTGCACTTGCATGAAAAACGTATAATGCACTATCTTTGGATAAATATGGGTTAATCTCTTTGAATGCTTTGCTGAGTAAATTGAATAAATCATCTCCTCTTAGTTGATCCCCTGCAATAACATCCCATTCTCTTCCGTTCTCATTGTTTGTTCCGGAATAACTTACTCCATATGGTGGGTCTGTATAAACACATTGCATCTCTGTTTTTGGAGGAATTAACTTTGTGTAGGTCATTGGGTCTGTTGCATCTGCGCATATTAACCTGTGATTTCCTAAGACGTATACTTTGTTTGGTTCTATTTGATATTTTCCTAATCTGTTTCCTCTTGAGTCTTTGGTGTCTTCTCCCATGATTTTCATTATCTCTGCTTCTCTGAACCCTGTGAATTTCATGTCTATTCTGCTTCGTAAGAATTCGAACTCGTGTTTTAATAAGATTCTGTCCCATCTTGCATATTCTGTACTTTTGTTATCCATGATTCTGAAGGCTCTGATTTGTTCTTCAGTTAGATTTTCAACTTTTATTGCTGGGATTTCTTCCATTCCCAAGAGTTTCCCTGCTTCTATTCTTGTGTGTCCTGCTATTAATTCGTTGTTTTTGTCAATTACGACTGGGACTAAAAAACCGAATTGTCTGATTGAATCTGCGTCTATTGATATCGCCTTTTCATTCTTTCTTGGATTAAACTTGTAAGGCTTGATTTCGTTTATATTCAAATATTCTATTTTTATCTTTTCAGTTTCCATTTTTCTCTCAAATTTCTGTTTAATTCTCTCTCAAATTCGCATATCTTTTCCTTGCATCCTGCCGACCATTTTGTATTTGGCTCAAATGTTGAAACGTATTGCCTCCAGGCTCCATCAAAGTATATCTGTCCCATAAAATGCCCCTTTCCAAGAATGTCATCCCTTCTGATTGCGAATAACTTTGTCTTCCTTCCTTTGTTATGGCACTGATTAATATAGACTCTTGTGAATCTCTTTTCATATAATAAAAATTCCTTCATAAATTTGCTCATTGTTTTATCTCCATCTTTTCTATGAATAGCCTGATATAGGCTAATTTAGCCTTTAAAATCCTTGCACAAGCCTTCAACGCTCTCTTTTATCGTGTTAGGCTGTGACAAGCACCTTCTTTCTTCTTTTCTTGATTTTTTCTACTATTCCCCTAACTTGGTCGTCCGTGAGCATTTCTATGGCTTGGTCGCAGTCAACCGCATTCGTCACCTTGATCAATCCGTCATCAAGTATCCTTCTTTCCTCCTTGTCAAGTTCAAGTGCGAGTTTCTTCAATCGTTCTTTTATTTTGGTGCTCATCTTCCTGTGTCTGTTGAATTAATCAATACTTGACATCCAACATTGTGTTTAATGTAATCAGATTTTCCATCCAATGTTCTTCCTGTCTCTTTTGTCTTACAGAACTTGCATAAAAATTTTTTCATTAGATAATTCATGTAATTTATCCCAAAATTCTCTAAATCCATCAAGTTTTCCTTCTACCCAAACATCATTATCTTTTTTTTGTAATTCTACTTGTCTAATAACAATAAAATCTTTCAATCTTTCTATCAATCCTTTTTTCATTGCTTCCTCCCCTGCGCATGGCATATCAAGACTGGGATGCTTATCTTGTCGAACGTGTCTGTCAATGGGTATATCCTTACTTTCTCGTAGTATTTCTCCATCAATCTCATCAATGATCCGAACGTGAATTTCTGGTGATGCTCCGGGCATTCCTTGTTTGACAGGCAGTTGTTCGGAACAGCGACAATGCACCTGTCACTCACTCTTACAAACTCCTTTATTATCTCGTCCGGATTCTCGAAATGCTCCAGGAACTCGCTTGCTGTGATTACGTCTATTCTGTCAGTCATTTCTGGAATCGGTGGGACGTTTATTGCTATTCCGTTTATCTGGAATGTATTCCTCATTATCTCTATCGCCTTGTCGGATATGTCTATCCCAATGACATCGTGTCCTGCCTCCTTGATCCTCCTCGCCAATAGACCCGTTCCGCATCCCATGTCAAGTACACTTTGCTTTTCCTTTCCTATCAGCTCGCATATCTTCCTGAATGTGGCTGGGTACTTTCTCCATGTGTTGGCTCCCTCTGTCTCCCATATCTTGTTCCAATATTCCCTTGTGTTTATGTTACTCATATCAAAATTAAACTGAATGGATAATATTTACTTGATAATTTTGCTTCTTCCAATGTCATCCATTTGTTATTTTGAGGCTCGATTATCCAGATATTTTCTTCGTTATCAATCATGATATTGAACGCATGAGACTTGCTCCAGGCAATTCCAAAGCAGAAAGAATAAAGAGAATCTGACCAATAACCATTAAGTGCATAACTAAAATTGTCGCAATCGTGAGATTCAGACATGTATTTTTTTGTCTCTATCATTGAACCCCTTACAAAAGACTTGGCTTCTGTTATGTTTGTAGTAGAGTAATTATTGTCTGAGAGGAATAGATCTCTGCAAAATGGCGATAAAATTTCATTAACCTTGGAATTTGAAATATTCCCTATTTCTTTTGGTGATTTAATCGTTGCCCTATATAAGTAAGTTATTATTTCTTTTATCATTTTTATGAGTCTTCCAGATTGTCATCGTCATCTACTTCTAAGTTTGATGGATCGTATTCTTCATCTGTTTCTATATCCTCGTTCTCTTCGTCATTGGCTCCTATCTTTCTCAGATTTTCGTTTATCTGCTTATTGGTCAATGGCTTTACTCCTCCGAAAGTCTTCAACAACTTCTTAACGGTCTCTTTTCCTCTTTTCTTGGCTTCTTTGCTACCCTCAGGGATTGCCCTATTCCTTGGCTCGATTATGAACTCTTCTTTGTATCCTCGACTCATCTCCTCCGACATGATCTTTGTTATCATCTCAATTGCGGTTCTTCCGCCCGTCTTGCTCAGCATTATTATCTTCTCGTTTTGGATTACCCTGTTTTTGACCCTTTCCCAAAAAAATTTCTTATTGTCTTGATTCCAGTAGTATATGTAAATCAATCCCTTAATGAATGCCCCAGTGCAAAAGACGTTTTTCGACTCAATTGAATTGCAGATATGAATTTTGTATCCTTGCCAGAATTCATCCATAAAATTATAATCATTCCTTCCGAGTTCCTTGCAATACTCTATGAAATCCTCTGGCGTTCCGTGTGTTCCTCCTATAACATTGTCCCTTGCTGCAAGATATGAACTGACCAATACCTTGAACTGTAGTTTTCCTTTCTCATGATAAACCGAAACTTCCATTGGAAAATTCTTGACCATCTTAATCAATGGAATCTCTGACTCGAACATCATTAAGTAGTCCTCTCTTGTCTGCCTGCTCCCAGAGTTCCATCTGTGGAATATCTGCCTTTCCTCATCCATTGTCTTGTCTTTGTATGAGACAAGCAAGATTATTATCTTTATGTCCGGTTGCTCCTTGATTATCCTCTGCATTGCAGTTATCCTGTGCTGTCCGTCTATCACCCTTTTCTTGGATAATTGATTTATTACGATTGGACTCTCGAAATGGATCCCTGCTCGAAGATTGCTCTTCATGCTTAGGACTTTGTCTTCCTTGAGTCTTCTTCTATTCTCTAATAAATAGAATTCTTTGATTGTTTCCTTGTTCACTTCAAATCTCTCGGATTTATATCCCAATTCAATCTTCATTTGATTTTAACCTCATATATATCTATTAATGTTTGCTTTTCCATTTCTTCCCCCTGAAAAATCTTAACCTGATTGTCAAAGTTAACGTATCTCCTTTGTACACAATAATTGGATAAAAAGTTTCTTTGAAAACAAATTTTCCCATCTCCCCATAAAATATTGCCTTAGTTATTATTGTAAATTTCCTAAATTTAAAAAACTTCCTCAATAAAACTGATATCTCTTTCTTTTCTTCCTCTATTTCTACTGATGGTTTTTCTATTATCAATGTAGATCCCAACCATCTCATGAATATTTTATTCCTCAATTCGTGTTTTCCCATTCTTGATAAAAAATACCATATATACAATTTAATTCTGTTTGAAATTTCCATCAGCTTCTTCCTCCTGGTGGATTTCTTGGAAAACCCCTCTGTAAAGCATAGACATTCCCAGCGACTCCAGCATTTGCATTAAAGAATCTTGTTTCGGCCTCTGTCTTGAGGATATTTGATTTCATCTGTGTAATTAAAATTTCTCTTTCTTCTTTCAATAATATAGGATATACACATATTGCCAAAAAAAGACCTACCGGAATTATCCACCAATCCCTGTAAACACAGAAGAGATACATTGTTATACTCAATACTATCCCTGGCGCTAGAAATTTTGTCATAACGGTATTGAGTTCCCCACCTTGTCTTTTAGTTCGTTGATGTCGAAGTTCTGCACTTTCAGGTCCTCAGTTATTCCCTTGAGCTCGTTCTCAAGTTTTTCCACCTCGTTTATCTTTCCAAGATCAGTCAGATTCTTCTTAAGCAATTCCATATCCGGAGTCATTATTGGTTTCTTACTTATTGTTTCCTTTATGTCCTTTGCTCTAAGTTCCTTCTGTCTTTTTTCCTCTAACCATCTTGAGTATAAGTTTTTTATTCCTTCCTCGTTGTATATCGCGATTGATTCTCCTTTCCATGATCCTATGACTACTTCCCCTTTCTTCAGATCGCGTGTCTCGATTGCCTTAAGTGTGAGCTCCTTCCTTCTATTGTCGTATATCATGAACTTTTTTTCTTCGTCTGTCATATTGTTTTAAGTCCGTTCTTTGCCTCCATTCTTTCTATTTTGTCTGATATGTTGTGTAGCATTGATACGATTTCTTTGCCGTCATCAGTTAACTCTATTTCGCATTCCCTTCCATTGACTCTTTTGTATATTATCTTCTCCTTGAAAAATTGCTGCATCATTATAGATAGGTGGGGCATTGATATTTCTGTTTTCCTAGCCAAATCGGCTAAGTTTATCCTTCCCTTGCTTATTATAAAAAGAAGATTTATGTATCTCCTATTTATCACTGCGAATCTGTACATTTATCCTCCATGTATACTCTTCCTTCCTTGTCCTTCTTTGCCTCGAGCATCTTCAAAGCAAAGTCAAGGGAGTATGCATTCACCTTTATTTTTTCTATTATCTCTTTTTTGTAAATTGGTGATTTTTGTTTTTCAAGAAATATTTTTATTTTCTGAAGAGTTGCCGTAGTTATACTCTTCCTTTTTTCTTCTGTCATCTGAATATCCCTCTTTTCATGTGTGTAACTACAAATATGTTATTTATAAATGTTTGCATAGGATATGGGAAGACCTTCCAACATTCCCATGGTATTGTTGGTTTACAAAAGAGGAAAAATTCCTGAGAACTTTCCTTGGAAGTTCGCCAAAGCGTTTTATCCCATGCATATAAAGTCTCCACGATTTTTAGCTGTCTTAACGATATCAATAATATTCTGACCATATCTTTCCGTATCTTTCAAACTTTCTTCTATGCTTTTTATTTCTTCAATGGTTAACCATATAACTTTTGGTGTCTTTCCTTTTCTTGGGTTGCTCATATGAACCATTCCTCATGTTGATATTTAAAATTTGTTATCTGATAAAGTTCTCTTTCAAGTTCATTTTTTCTTTCATAATTTTTTGTTAATTGTTTTGTTGACATCCGCCCATGCATTCGTTCCTCAAAGAATTTTTCTCTTATTTCTATTGATTTCATAAGTTTATCTCCGAATTCAATTTTTGGAATTGGTGAGTTTGAGAATTCTTCTATATCATCATTAATTTTCTTAAGCTCTTTTTTTATCCTTTCTTCTGCCTCAAGCATAACTTCTGCAACTATTGTTTTCATCTTGTTATTCCTGCTGCCTTGTTCTGCGCGCTGTTAAATAGACTATGGCAACTATACCTTCCATTTATTAATCCATTATACTTACACACGACTTGTACATTTCTTAAACTGTAAGGAGCACCTTGCTTTGGTCTATGAATTTCTAATCTTCCAATCTGTGCCTCGTTCCGTCCGCAAACTTCACATTTTCTATCAACAAATTCAAGCAATAATTCTCTCTGCTTTTCAGTTAATTTTTTTGTTTCCATTTTTTTCTCCTTAGATTTTTTCATCAAACTTCCTATGTAAATATCTATATTTCCTTCTTGGACTTTTCATGTGCATAGCCAATAATCCAGCATTTCCACAATTCAATCCACATTTATAGCAGATAAATACTTCTGTATTATGAAAGTTTAAGGTCTTTATTTTTAGAAGTTTTACTAACTCATTCCTTGATAAGTTTTTTGTTAATCTAAAAATCATTACTCTCTTTGCTTGTCCCATATCACAAAACGGGCATTTTGCATAATTCATTGTTTTTTTTCCTTGATAAGTTTTTGTATGTGCTTGCATACTTTTAATCCAAGCCACCAGTTCTTCTTATGAACAGTTCCCCACATGCAGTTACATTGAATATCTATCATTCTATCCTCATGAAAGAATATTCTTATAGTGTACTCTCCGATTTTTATTTTTATCATGATGTTGTTATATCTTTCATTGATCCTGAAAATACTGGATAATTTTGAGATATTTTTTCCAGTTCTTCCTGCTTGAATGAAGACTTGTTTTTCTTCATCCTCTTATTGAACGCATTGTCATACTCCTGTTTGTGCTTCCTGTGTTTCCTGCAGCATTGGTGCCAGATAACTTCCTTCTCTGCCTTCCTTCCACAGTTGTATATGCACATGTGATTCTTTCTTAGTTCATGCCTTTTAACTTTGTTACTTATAATATATTTCTTAACTTGGTTCTTTCTGTGGTTTATTCTGCATTCGATTGAGTGGCTGTATCTGCTTCCGCATATGCAGTCATTCCATGAATTTTCTCTATTTCCTTCATGTTGCTTCTTTTTTATCTCTTCTTTTATTTTCTTGTTCATCTTTTCCTCCAAAAACTTTTTCCTACAATCCATCCTACTAAGTAGCAAAATAGTCCCCATAATGCCGTTCCGAATATTGTTTTTTCTATCATTGTTTTTTTCTATTTTTTACTAATGAGAGAGCCAGGAGTCGAACCTGGTCGCAGACTTCTTTCCCATCACATAGAGTTTGATGCATGCTCTCCCTCATTTGTATCTGCTCGTTTCGGTCTCGATATGGTACCTTCCATATTCTCTCTCGATGGCCTGATAAATTGGCCTAAATCAAAATCTTGGGGACTTTCCCCTTTAAATTATTTGTCAAGATAAACTTTATAAGACTTTCTTTGGTCTCTCCTTTCTCCAGTCCTCCTGTTATCTTCAACTCTTCCATTAAATTAAACAGTTGATCTTTCGTATAGAGATTCAAAAACTCTTCGGTTATCTGAAACTGTGTTTTTATGTCAACTCCATTCATTGAAGTTGCTATCAATAAATCTTTCATTCCCATTCCCATCAATGCACTTATTGCTTGTGTTGCAATCTTTTTGTCAATTTCTTTCTCACTTAATTCGAATGTTTTCTTGACGTCATTACTTGAGTCCATCTCTAAAAGTGCCAATGCCTTTGCTTCTTTTGTTCCTGGTTTGATTGTCTCTTGACATTTCCTGATTAACCATGCAGTTTTGAAATCCTCTACTTTGCTCTCTAGTTTCTTCTCTCTGACTTGTTTCTGGACTTTCTCTGGTTGCTCTGAAACTTTCTGTACTGGGAGTTTGAAGTATTCATCTAATTCTCCCTTATCATTTATGATCACTAGATAGTTTGTTCTGGTCTTTCTGCACTCGTCAGCATATTTTTTAGTTATTCTCGAATCATAATCTTTTTCATATCCCTTTGGTCTACTATACTCGTTTTCCCCTTTAAAAATCACGTCTTTGTACTCTACCTTGAGTTTTTTCACGTATTCCTGCATCTTCCTCACGTAACATCCTTTATTCAGGCAAATTCCGTTCAATACTTTCCCTGTCTCAAATAGTTCAGATTGTTCTGATCCATTGAACCTGCATCCTTTACACATTGTCTTATCGAACTTAGCATCAGTCAATCTTCCGATGTATTGTGCATGATCTCTTGCATCCTGGACACTCATTTTATCTCTCAATATTTCTTTAAGATAATTCTTAGCATCTTTATCAGGCATCTTCTTCAAAAGCAATGCATGACCTATCTCGATTCTTCCTGCGATTAGTTCGTCTTTTATCTCTTTTGGTAATGTTGCAATCTCTATCCTCTTCTGGACGTATCCCTCTGATTTGGATATCTTCTTTGCCATTTCCTTGACCTGAATCTTCTCATCTGCCATGTACTTGACAAATGCGTTTCCTTCCTCGACCGGATTTATGTTCTTGCTCAGTGTCCCAGACAATATCTGCTCTATTACATTTTCTATCGTATTGTCATTGAAAAAGAATGGCACCGATTTAAGTCCTGCAATCTTGGCTGCCTTGAGTCTCCTGAATCCGTCCACCAATTCTTTCATACTGTTGAGTTCTAGTGGCTTCCTGACTCCGTACTGCTTTATCGATTCTGTCAACTCTGTTAAATCCCCGTAGTCCTTCCTCACGTTATCCTTGACGATTATCTCGTCTATGTTTATGTATTCAATTTTTTCCACCTCCTTTCATTTGTATTAATCATCATACATTATCCCCTGGATTATCTCCCTGAACGGCGTGAATCTCTTCTCCTTGAAACTTTCCCATACCATCTTGAAGTGATTCATGCATAAGAAGAAGTGGTCGTTTCTTATATTGTCCATGATGCTTCCGTATGGCTCTCTGTTTATTATCTTCTCGCTGATTATATTGTTTGCCTTTGACCCGTTCTTGTCGGTCGTCTCGTCTATAATTATCTCCCTGGTGAAGAGTATCACCCTACATATTGGGCACTTCTCGTCTATCCTTTCTATCCTCGTTTTTTTCTTTTCAATCATTTTTGTTTCTTTCCTTTTTAATTAAGTAGATAAAAAAATAAAAAATAAATCAGGTCTACTTTTCCTGTTTCTTGTCGTTTTCTTGGTCTACGCTTGCCTCTACATCGCAGCACTTCGCATTGTTTGTATACCATCTTAATGCCCTGGCAATACTCCTCGTCTCCGCCATCCTCATGAAATGCTCTTTTATTTTCTCAGATCCTATTCCCTCTGCATCTCCATGCCCCTCAAACCTGTTTTCAATCTTTCCGTCTTTTACTGTCAATACCGTAGCCTTGAATATTGCCTTCTTCTTATCGAAGTCTACTGTTCCAATAATCGATGTCTCTATTATCAAGTTTACTTTGTCTTTGTCTGCCTTCTCGTGCGCTGCATTCAAAAGTTCCTCAAAGTTGACCATGTCATCCTGCCAATTTCCTTCCTCTTTTGGCGCTTCCTTGGTAACGTTTACGTTTGTTACTCTCTTGACATTTCTCTCGTAGTCGAACTCTACCTCATTTCCTTTTTTTATGTAGTTATCAAGCATTATCTTCAAATCTTCTTCCTTCCCTGGAATGTTAAACCATGTCTCGTTCAGTCTGAATCCAATTTGAAGTATTCCTAAAAATTCTTTTGGTTGAGTTACTGCTTGTATAATTCCCTTAATTTTTTCCATTCGATTCACCTCCTTTCAAGTCTTCTTCCGTAATGTTAAAAAAATATTTTATCCAATGTATTATCCTTTTTGTTTCATTTTTTTCTTCTTCATTTATTTCTAACTCTTCAAAATCTCCCTTATGTTTCAAATCAATATTATAAAAATTAAGATCTCTTATCTTTTTTGTTAAAGATTTTATATGATTAATAGCTTCTTGTCTTAATCTACCCTTAGTAATAAAATCTCCTAAAAATCTATTAAATAATTCAACTTGTTCTGGATAAAATTTTCCTATCTCTTCAGGATTTCCAACTGAAAAATTTGGTTCTATATCTTTCAGTGTCTTAAGTTCTTCCATCAGCATTCTCCTCTCTCTTGAATCTCCTCAAGCCAAAGTCTGTAATCTCTCTCTTCTGCAGGGACGAACATCACTCGGGTTATCTCGAATCCGTTTGGTCCCCAGCTTGCGCTCATCTCTATTTTCTCGTTCTCTAGTTTTTGTGTTTCCATTGTCTGTTATCTCCTGGGTTTTTATCCCGATTACATCAGTGTAATCCTCTTTTTAAAACCTTCCTGTCACTTTGAAGTCGATACAAACCTTGGTTTTTTTGTGTTGTTAGAGAATCTGTGATATCCTCTGAATGGAATATCTGTTCCTTTTCTCTCCTGGATGAATACTTTTGACTCTACACCTCTTTCAGATTTCATTTCATGGTCGCATGCCATGCATATTTCTCCATTGAAGTAATTCCTTTCCTTTCCGCAAGATGGACATATCATTCTACTTTCATTATTGTGTCTCGATTTATTGTGATGTTCTTTCCGCAATATACGCACTTCTTTGATCCTTTGAATCCTTGCCTGATTGTTTTTTGCTGTCCTCCACACTTAGTGCATCTAATCGTCAAAGTTCTTCTGATTTGGTTAGTTAAAAGTGTCATAGACAAACCGTCCTATTTGTTCTTATTATTTTTTGATTAAAATAACGTGAACCATCAGAACAAGCACTCAATTCGGTTGAACCCAATCCTATCATTAAATAATTACAATAAACCTCTTTTTCCTGAACAATATATACCTGATAATCTCTGCAAGACTTTCCAGAATTTTCGGGTATCATTGATAAACCACGTAATATAGCTAAAACCACTATAATACTAAGAATAAAAATTATAATTTTATAAAAAATGTTCATAAATTATCTCTCCACGTTTTTCTCCCTTGCTCGCGATGATTACTGGGATTTTTAAATTATTCTTTATCCACTCTATCTTGTCCTTCTCTTCCCTGTCTAATTCCCCAGTCATCTTCGACTCGACAAATTGAACTTCAAATTCTCCAAATAATTTTTTAATGCAGATAAAGTCTGGGAATCCTGATGACATTCCAATTGGGATTCTCCTGTGAATTACCGGGTTGTAAACCCACTTTGTCTTTGCCTGCTTGAACATTCCGCATGGAATTTCTCCGCCAAGAGGAAGTTCTCTCAGACAATCGTCCATCTTCTCTGAAAATTCAACATCATTTGAATTCCTGAAAACTATCCATCCTTCCTCTTCAAGATCTTCTCTGACTCTTGACTGGAATCTGTTTCCTGCTGCACGATATTTCTTTCCCTGCCTTACTTTTTCCGGATCAACCATACTTCTTCCTCCCGACATGCTTGTATAATTCTGGATGCCTCATCTTAAGCTCCTTTAGAAGTTCTTCCGGATTTCTTATTATTCTTATGAGGTTTCGTATTGCCCTGTTGCATACTTCAGTATTGTTCAGTTCTCTCATGTAGAATGCTACGTCCGGATCGGCTCTGAATGAAATTACCGGCTTGCTTTTTAACCTGTTGGGTAGATTTTTGTCTTTCGTCAAGTCTGTCATTTTGTAAACAGATTACACGCCCCCTCTGCGCAAATCTGATTTTTATCCGATATTTTTCCGATTTCCAAAAATCCCGATTTTTCATCTCTCTTACTCTCTATTTTTTTTATATTCCGAATTGAGTTTGTCATTATTCATGTTAAGAAAAAAAAGGATTTCCCTCTTTATTCCTTGCTCCCGTGCAATGTGTTTACACATAAATTGCATTGATCTTCTATGCCCAAGCCATACGGTCGAACAGGGAATGGTTGCCTAAGAATCCACGCCAATGGGAAGATATAGTGCCCCTTTGCTTTTTGTTTAGTTGATTGTTTGTTGATCATCTCAGTTTAGACTAAGAATAATCCCTTTATAAAAGTTTCTAAAATCCAAGAAATATTCATACTACTTTAGAGTTACAGGAGGGTGAGATAATCAGACAATCGTTAGAAAGTATAATATCCCTCCTATAACTTTAAGATTAATAATATTTTTAGGTTTATAAAATTATTGTTTACACATCCATATCAAAAAGCATGCATACTGAATAGTATGCATAAATTTAAAAAGTATGTTGTCCTTGTTAAGGGATGATAAAGCGACCGGATTTCAAATTCAAAAAAGAAAATTGTGCAGGATTCGAAACTGCTTAATTCTGGAATCCGGTCCAACTTTAGATTCTTAAGTATCTAATTAGATACTTTTCAGGTACTTTTAAAAGTATTACTTAGATAAGTATTTTCTATAGATCGCTTTCCATCCATTCTCAATTACTGCAGTAAGCCCGGCAGCAAGGGATGAATTGGCTATTACTCCATAGTCCTGATTCATAAACCCTGCAATCCCCCCTATGATTCCTCCGATTACTATTGTTGGAATCATCTTTGTCCAGTCAAAATCTTCTTTATTTTCTTTCTTCGCTAATCCTGACAACGAGAATGCAAGACCTCCAATAATACCTGTTAAAATTTGATTAATCATTTTCTTCACCTCCTTTCATAAATTTTTATCCTATATCTTTTTCCAGTTAACTGGTAATATTCTTTAGAGTATTTCAACAAGTCTCTCCTAAAAATATTCTTTTCATATTGCCCTTTAGCTTTCCCATGTAGATCCTTGAGAGTCTCGATGAACTCGACAATCTCTTCGATTCTACTTTCCTTTAACATCATATCTCCATTTCTGTTTCTTTAAATTCATCAATTGTTTTCTTTACAGGATTATATTTTTTGTTTAAAAGTTCTTCTACCTCTTTTTTCCATCTTGGCTCCCCAGTGAGATGATCTTTGTATTTTGCGTCAAGACTAAGACCGATATTGTCCTTTCCAAACTCACATTCTGTTTCTACTCTGAGTATTCCATTAAGCTCGTATACATTCAATATTTTTACTTTCATTTTACACCTCCTTGTTGATATTTATGTCGACTTCCTTGAAATCCTTGAAATATGGACTTTCTGCAGAAAAAAATATCTTTCCTTCTGCTACCTGCATGTATCCAATTTTATTTTCACTGAAAATTGCATCTCCATCTGTCTTTATTTTTTCCCATTCCTCTTTTGTCATTCTTGCAGATATTGCTGTAGAAGCTCCTACTGTTCTTATTTTCATCTCTTCACCTCCTATTGTTTTAATTTCAGATTCATTGCTTATCTTATTTGTATTCTTTTCAGATATCTTTTCATCAAAGTTATGCATATAAATAATAGCTATCAAAGCAGAGAAGAGGATTATTACTATTGCTATAATTAAATAAAGTTTTTTCATTATGTATCAAGTTCATGTTTTACTTTTATTATTCCCTGAACCAGGTCAGCACTAGCATTGTCCGTTATTATTCTTGCCCTCCAATATCCTGCTGCGTCTGGATAAATCCCGCTATTGCTTATGTCGACATCATAGTCTATTGTCTTACCGGTATTAAGTATTGAATATTTGTTGTCCCATGTGCTGGTTCCAACATTCCAGAAATCTAGATATATGCTCACTTGTGTTGCATTAAGAGATCCAGAATCTGATACTCCATCCCCAACACTTACTGAATGATTGTGACTTGCAGCCCCGTATGTTCCATCTGCGTGAGGATGGCTATCAGCAGCATATGATCCGTCTGCATGCAAATGGTTATCAGCACTCAATGAACCATCAGAATGGTCATGAGAATCCGCCCCGTATGTTCCATCTGCGTGAGAATGACTTGCGTAGTAAACGTCCAAATAACCATCAACAACTATGCTTGTCCCATATGGATAAACCTCTAGGTATATGGCATCTGAAGATCCGTCTGTTCCAGCAAATTGCCCATCAAACCTGCACACAGAGGAATTTTCAAATCCATCAAGAAAAATCTGGAATCTGCTGTCTGTTGAACTAATCTCTCCTGTATTTCTAAGTCTTATTTTTATGTCGTCCGGACCTGATGAATTTCCTGCTATATAAAAATCAGCATATAGCCTTTTATTTGTTCCATCTGTCCCTACACCGCATACGGCAGTCCATGAATCAGACCCGCAAGTAACGCTTGAACTGCTGTCTGTCCCTACTGATGTCCCTTCCCATGCGACTGCTGAACTACCTGATACTCCTGCAGTATTTGATCCTGCAGATCCAGTTACTCCTGGTGCAGTATTTGCTGAACTCCCGGATACATTGGGTGCAGTATTTGCTGAACTCCCGGATACATCTGGAGCTACATCTGTCTCACTTGCTGTCCCTACCCCCCTCCTGTATGGGTCGACATCATAATCAAGTATGAATGAATTTACTCTATTATTTCCGGCTTCATCAAATATGAATTCTGTCGGGAGATAAGCATTTATTCTAAGTGGAGCCGTACTATTTGCGTTTATCATCTCAGAGAAAGTCAAAATGTTTGTCGTTCCCTGCATGTATGTATTTTCCTCTTGGGCCCTCTTGTCAATTCCTGCGACTACCAGATTGTAATTCTTAAGGCATCTGGAATATTCCTTGTTTGTAACCTGCAGCGTCATGAACTCCTTGTCTGCCCGCATTCCCCTTGTTATAGATACTATCCTGACTTCCTCATTTGTCAAGTCCTGGGCAGGAGAGTTTATTGTTATAACATCCCCGCTTACTATTGCCGCGCTGAAGTCCGTCACGTCAAAGTCGTATATCTTGGTCGGCTGCTTGTATACCTCAACAAGGACATCTGCCAGGTTGTTCGCGTCGTCAACGCTCATGACCTTTGAATCCCTCACGATGTTCGTTATAA